CAGATCAACATCAAGTTCTTTCATTCTAACTTCAAAATCTTTGTCAATCTTTTTAAGTTCTGCAAGTTGTTCAGGTGTCGCAGCTTGTACTGCTGCTTCTATTTTCTTAGGCTGTGGTTCACAACCAAGAGCATCAGCTACCATGTTAGCTGCCATTGAACCCATTGGTCCACCTAGAGCTGTTCCGATTGTAGGAGCTACTGCACCTATAATATTTTTCACATTTTTAAGTAAGTTTAGTTTCATTTGCTTTCTCTTTTAGTTCCTCTTTGTTAAATCGTATACCTTCATTTGCTAGAATATTTTCTACAGATTCCATAGCTAATTCTAGTGGCATATCTGGCATACCTTCTAAATGTGCGTTTAACAATTCTTCATATACTTTTCTAAACTCTTCTCGTTTAAGCCAAGCAAGATCTGTTTTAGAACGCAGTTTACAATCTATTCGATAAGCTCTGTCGAGATCATCTTCAAGATACATTATCAAAATATCACCCATTGACTATCATTTGTTCTAGTCTATCTGCCCTGTTTCCCACTTGTTCTGCCCAACGACTATCAAGCATTTCCTTACCTGCTGTCTCATAGTCTCCTGATTCCATCGCACCTAAAAACTTTTTAAAGTTTAAAAGTTTTGTCAAACCTAAATTAAATATCATATTGATGATAGCTCTTTGCCTAGCATCTGTTAAATTTGCAAACCATTTAAATACTCTGTTTGCTTCTTCTTCACAAATTTGTATATCGTTGGCAAGAAGATAGTCAGACTCGTCCATAGTGATACCACGCTCTTCTATGTTTCTACCCACACCCAAAGTTAAAAATCCTGCCGAGCATTTGTAAGGTCGTAGTTCTACACCTTCATCACGTTTAAGTTCTTCAATTAGTTTGTCTTTATCCATACATATTCCTTTGTTGTAATCTATTTACTAAACCACCTCTACGATAACCCTGTTTTCTAACAAACTCTTCTGTAAAAGGTCCAAGTTTTTTTAAATTATTAGTTACTTCTTTATTAAATTTCTTAATTTGTTCAGGTGTTTTATATCCTGTTTTACCTGTATCTATTATTTTAGAAAGCTGTATTGGGCTTAGAGCATTTTTTAATCTTTCTGATCCGTTTAGATATGTTAATTCAATAGGTATCTCTTTTTGTCCTGATATTAAAGCTATAGCTAACCTATGATTTCCTTCAGGTAAAACTAATCCATATCTAGTAACTCTTACAAAAATAGGATAAGATTTATATCCGTCTCTAACTATTAAATTTCTTAAAGAGTTTAAAGAACCTGTAGACCAAATACCTGAATCTTCATAAGGAGGTCTTGTATCAAGTTTTTTTCCAATATAATCTTTTCTATTTTCTCTAAGCTGGTATCTAAAATAATCTTCTCCCATAGTACTATAATTAATTAACTCATCTAGTTTTTTAGGATTAACAAACAAAGGATTTTTTTCTGAACCAATTGTTAACGTGGGAGTTTCTCTATCAAGTTGAGCAAGTCTATCAAAAGGTAATAATCTTTTTCCTGTTTTTGTAGCTCTTGCTCTAGGTTTATCAGCAAATGGATTATCAAAAAGTTTTTTAGCGACATTACCTAATTCTTTTGTAAAATAAAAATCACTAGCATCAAATTTAGGACTATCAGCATAAAACATTTTATTTTTCTTTATTGAATTTAGTATATTTATATCTTTCTTATTAGAAGTTTTTTCAGCTAATTCTATTATAGGATCTATATTACCTCTCATTGAAGGCATTTCTTCTAACATATTTTTATTTAAAAAATTTACCATTTGAGAATAAGACTCCATATCAGTAAATTTAGAAGGATTTAATTTAAAATCTAATTGTTCTATGTCAGTAAAAAGATAAGGCTTTTTTTGTATTTCATTTGTTTTTAAAAATTTACCTTCATCATAATCAAAATTAACTTTATAAAAATCTCCTTCTTCTTGTAATTTTTTAAATAACTCGTCTTGTTCATCCATAAGTTTATACTGCTCTGGAGTATCATATTCAGATTTACCTAAATTAACTATGTTTTTTTTTAAATTTTTTAAATCTTCATCTATTATTGGTTTCTTTTCTTTTAAAGCAGAATCAACAATATTTTTCATAAAAGATTGCTGTTCTTTTTTACTTAACGTATTTAATAATTTAGTAGCTCCTTTAGCTACTAAACTACCTACTGCAAATCTTCTCCTCCTTTGCAAAGTAGCAACAACACTTGGTCTTGTTCCTTCACTATAAGATGTTCCAGTATAAGGATTAGTTCTTTTTGTAGGATCATCTGCTACATTTAAAACAGGATTATCTTTATCAATTTGTGTAGTGTAAGGATCTATCATATCATCTTCAAACAACATGTCAGAAACTAGTCCACCTTCTTGATAGTTTCTCCTGTACGATCTTTGATAATCACGCTCATACCTAGATCTTCCAGCAGGTTTTCCAAACATAGATTCTTTTAAAGACTTGTCAAGTTCTCTTGCTCCTTCTGTTATATTATCGTAAGGAGTCAACCCTGTTAAATTTTCTAAAACATTCTTAGAAGCATATCCTGGAATATTTTTAGCAAGAGTTTCAGATAATCCTCTACGATAAAAAACTGATCCTAAAG